CTTATCTCCCAACGCTTGCAATGCAGGCTGAATGAAAAGGTTATTAAGGTTGATGCTGGACTTGCTACGCTCAACGTCGGTAAAGCCGTATGTGAATCCGTAGTGCGTATCTAGCGTGATTGTCGCGGATGTCATTGCAACATCTGCGGCAGCACTTTTGACGCCGCCCGTCATGTCAGCGGCAGTCGGCTTTGTAGGGTAACGAGTAGTTACAGACTCGCCAGCGTTGCGGACATCGTTTGAAAAGTCGGTTGTTAGTGCTGCAAGTGGAGCAAACAGGGTGCTTAGCCCCTGTAAACTTTCTTGCGCGATTTCGGCGAGATTAGCGCCTGCGATTGTATTAGCCATAGTTAGGTTTGGTTATTGGTGGTGGTGATTATTTGCCAAGAACGTGCTTGTTCTCGTTGTAGAATGTATTTTTGCCTGCGAGGTCGCCGCGCTTGTCAAATTCGCGGTATTCGTCCCAGAATTCTTTTTCGGTCATCTGGTTAGAACTTGGTTCGATCTGGTTTGCGTTCGGCTCGTCCGGAATCGGTGGATGCCCGGCCTCGGCCATAAGCTCGGCGGCTTTGTCGGCAATCGCTTGCGAAGTTTGCTCGGTCGCTTTGACAATCGCGTCGGCGTGTTCAGATTTCATGGTTTCAATCGTTTGATCGTTCGCTGCGATGATCATGTCGCGTGCTTTAATGTCGTCAGCAAGCTCGATCGCCTTCGCGCCAAGTGATTCGACTTGCCCGTCGCGGTCCATGAGTTTCGCGTTGAGCGATTCGATTTGACGTGCTTGACATTCAATCTTGATGCCGTCGATCTTCGCTTGTGGAACACTTGCAAAGTCCTTGAGCGTTTCCATGTCGCCAATCGAAGCGGCGGCAAGGTTGGCGCCTTCGATCGTGTCGATGAATCCGGCTTCAAGTGCTTCCTCTGCCGTGTAGTAAGTAGTCGCATCCATTGCCGACTGCAACTCTTCCGCGCTCAAATTCGAGCGGTCGTAGCTGTTGCGGATGTTGTTACCCATCTTGTCGAGCAAGTCGGCGTCGGCGCGTAGTTGCTCGGCGTCGCCGATGCTGCCAGTCCAAGGGTTGTGGATCATAAACAAGCCATTAGCGGCCATGTGAACCTCGTCGCCGGCCATTGCAATGACTGAACCCATAGAAGCGGCCATTGAGTCGATATGCGTAACGATTCGCGCGCTGTGCCGCTTCAATGCGTTATAGATGGAATTGCCCTCGACGATGGAACCGCCTCCGGATTGAACGCGCAGGTTAATTGTCTCAACGTCGCCGATCGCAGTCAGTTCGTCAATAAAGTCTTTGGCCGTAATGCCCCATCCGCCGATATTGTCGTCGATAGAGATTTCGGCCTCGGTGGACTGTTTGCCCTCCGCGTCGGTCTTGCGGCTCATTGCGAACCATTTGTTTTGAGTGTCCATATTAAGTAGGGTTATTGTGTCAAGTTTCCTCGTTTTGGTTGGTTTCGTTGTCGTCGTCCGGCATTACATCGCCGGGCATTAAAGAGGTGCCAAGTCGAACGCGATCAATGCCAAACTCATCGGCGATTGCGTCCGACTTCTGCAAATACTCCGCGTTCTTACGTGTAAACTCGATCGGGTCGTGTCCGCGACGCGCTAGGATTTCCGGCACGCTTGCAACGCCCGCTCGAATGTCGTCGCGGTCCGCCTTGCGTGAGTTGCCATCGTCGACGGTAAACTCGCGCGGCTTCGTAAAGCTGCACTTGTACCAGTCATCCGGTAGCGTATAAATTCCCTGCTTCGCTCGTTTGGCGATGACGTATAGCGCCATGCGCTTTTTAAAGCGTGCAATGCACTCGAAACGGTCGTTTATAGAGTCGTTAATATCGCGCTGGAACGCTCGCACTCCTGCGCCACCAACGGCGCTTGAGTCGAGCATTTCACGACGCCATTCCATGCCGAGGAATGCACCGGCCTCGATTTTGTCGCTGAACTTTAAAAATCCTTCACTCGGTCGGCTGGATTCGTGCGCCTCTAGTGATGCACTGTTTTTAAGGTGGCGAATCGTGCCGCCGGCAAGCAACTCGGATTGGAACGGCGCCTGCGTCGACCCGTATTGCCCGTTGATGATGGAGCGCCCCATATCGCGCGTGCCTGTCTCGCTTTTCTCTTTTAGAGTGATTGCCGCGTTTACTTTCTGCGCGATTTTCTCGTAGTCGCGCACCTCGGCCAAGTCATACCAGTCTAGCATCCCGGATGCAATCGCTGGAACGCCGCGACCTTGAGAAAACCAATCTGGATCGACGACGTGAACCATGTCGCGTGCTGAAACGTCCATGTGATCGTCGCCGTTTTCGGTAATCACACGATACGCAACCTCGGTCCCGTATTCATTGTAAATAATGCCGTTCTTGATCTTTAGACCGCGATACGTGCCGGATTCCACTCGGTCGCTGGTATCATACGGCGAGCATCCAATTCGATGCGCCTCAAGATATTGCAAACGCGGAAAACCGTTTTTGTTTTCAGTGAGCAAGACGAAATAATCGCCATCCACGTCGAGCGACTTCGATTCAATCTTCACATTGCGGCGGAACGAGAAAGCCGGGCCGCGAATGTCGAGTAATCCGTCGATGCTCGCCATGTCCGCCTCAACTTCTTTGACAAATTCTTTGTCTTCGGAATGCGACTGAAAGCGCCACGACTCGCCGTAAACCTTGCCGCCCTTTTGCTTCACGGCGCCGCTTACTGTCGAGTTGCTTGTATAAATGTATCGCGCGTCGGATCGCAGTAGCAACGTCTTGTGCCGGCTCATTAAGTCGAGCAAATCGCCGTTAAAATTGCCTTGCGTCTCGCGTTGCGGGCTCGTCGATGCGGTCGGATATACGCGATTGTTTGACCATACTGTGCTCCACGCGTTGGCCATTTTCTTCGAGAAAGTTTTGATCGGATTCGCTGCCATAGTCTTAGTACCTCGCTTGAGCTGTGAACGCTGCGACGGTGCGGTCGGTGACTTGTCCCGCCTCGTCTAGTAAATACGCCCTTAGCTCGGCGTCGGTCATTTCGCCGCCACTAGCGCCTCCAATGTTGAGCATACGCCATGACTCGCGGACCATTTCCAAAAATGACGCCCCGCTCTGACCTTCTGGCATTTCGTATGTAAACGACTTGCCCTGCACGGTGGCAGACACGACGTAACGCCCGCCCTGCTCGGCGGTAGTGTATTGATTCGCGGCAAGTTGCTCGATTGCCGAAATGGTGCCGGCGGTCGTCTTGCCGACGTGGACCCAAACTGAAAAAATAAAAGCGCGCATTATTATGCGCGCCTGTGTCAAGTTTAAGAGAAAAGAGAGCCTCCCGAATCAGTAAACAGACTCGCTAGGCTCGCGTTGACCGTTCTCCCTGTTCTAAATTCATCCTCTTTCTAAATAATCGTTTATTTCCTCTTCCGTTGCATCGCGGCATTTATCGCGGTCGATTAAAAATGTAATCCCGTATTCTGGACGCTTAACTGAGTAGCGATTCGTTCCATCGCTAAGGTAGCAGTTCACGTCTAGGAACCACCCGCTTGATTTTTCTACTACATAATCTGGTATTATAAATGCCATATTTACCTTTTCTTGTTGTCGTTTAGAATCTGCCGCAGCTATCAACTCGGCAGACCTCGTGCTAGTGCTCGATGTTATGCGGGATGGATCTCGACGCGGAAGCCTTGATCCGTAGCCCACCCCTCGGTTAGTTTGTGTTCGATCATCGCCAGCCATATCGCTGTTATTTCACAATTAGCATGTCCGCACCATTGGCAACGGAGGTCAGTCCCGTAGTAGAATTTCACGCGGTATTTATTCATGATTGTTCCTTTCGTTTTCAGAAGTAAAAGAGGGGTTGCGAAACTTCCCTTCCTCGCCTGACCAGACTTGATGACCGACCATACCATACGAAACGGGCGACCATCTGCCATTGTGCAGCTTTTCGGTGTCCCTGTTGATGTAGTCGCCTCTTTTCAGGGTATAAAATTGAGAACCAGCCCATGCGGACAAATCCGAGTCGCGGCGTGGTGTTGGAGTCTCGGACTCATGTGGTATTCTTGTGTTTATGTTGCTCATAGTGTTATTATTCGGATTGAGTAGTCTCAGTGTTCTAAATTAGTCATGCTTAATCGCTTGTCAATACGCTATTCGCTTTCATCGACTGGTTGCGTGCTTTGGCCAATATCTTTTTGATCGTAAACAAATATCCTCGATCTGG